TTTGTACTTGTTAGCGTCTATGTAAGCCTGAACTGCTGCCTTGTCGTACTGAACTTCGTTGCCGTCTGCATCGTAAGCAACATCGCCACGAATAGTAACTACGGATGGGTTAAGTTCTTGTAAAGCTAAAGATTGTTGAATAGTTAAACTCATGCTGCAATCTCCATTAATGTAATTGTTGCAGTACCAAAATCTGCACAAATACGAACAGTTCCACTTATGCCAGCATTTCTAAATTGTGTTTTATAAGTTGTGGATGATGTAGTTGCTGGGCTATCTAAATAAGTTGTGCTTGAAGCAGAATTTTGCTCTAAGGTTGAGCCTGTGAATAAAATTTGAGGTTCAAAAGTAATTAAAGTTGTTGAGTTACGCAACAATCGCAAACCCATATATGGACCGTTACCAGTTCCACCAAACTTTACTAATGCAGTTTGACTTACAAATACTAATATTTTGTTTGAAGAACTTGTTGGGGTAATAGATGCAGATAATCCTGTATCAATAAAAGTAGTTCCACTTGTATCAACAGAAGTGCTGTATGTAGCATTAACCACTTGCAAAACAGAACCCGCTGGCAACTTAGCTGCACTCGGAACCCCGCTTGCCAAAGAAGCATTTTGTATGAAACTTACTGGCATTATGGTAACTCCTTAATAAAGTCTTTTGCCTGTTCTGCGGTCATGGTGTTGCCGTCTGCGTCTTGTAACTGTGCCTTGTCTTCAAGGATGGCGGTCTTGAAGTTAGCGTAGTCAATATTTGCGGGGTCGAAAGGGATTGTTACATTTGGAATCAACATAACCGCAGTAGATTGCGGATTAACAGCGCCACTAGGAAAATAATTTTTTTGTAGTTGGTACATTTTATAACTCCGCAGAAGCTGTCATTACACCTGTGTAATCAGTATACCCATCACCTGGAGCAGTTCCGCTTCCTGGCACAGAATTTACAGATGGTGTATTCCAAGTCCAAGTGAAGTCAGCTGGATTAGATATTTTTGTAATTGTTGGTGCGGCTCGCATTTGAACAGGAAATGGAATGGTTGCACACCTAAGCCTATCAATTTCACGACCTTTGTAATACTGATAAGTATTTGGATTTGACCAATAATATCGTTGGCAAAGCTGTAATTCAGCACCGTATGAACCACCCGCTGTCGTGAAGGTCGTTGCCTGTGTGCCTACTTCGAGTTGTACGCCTGTGATGTAGAAGGTGGCTCCGTTTGTGCCGACTACAGATGTTGCTCCTGTGGCTGAATAGTATGCCGTAGAACCCCATGATCCAGCGGTGCCGCTATATGTAGATCCTACTCCAATAGAAAAATAAACAGCCAATCCTATTCCATTTGTTGCACCAACCCACGTTCCTGTAGTGTCACCAGTAATAGTGATTGATTTTTGTTCCCATGTATTAGCAGATGAGATTGTGTAGCTAAATGGGTAAAAGCGGTCAGCAGTATCGTTTCTTAAAGTTCCACCAAATGTTCCTGTTAAAGAACTACGAACCCAAAAACTAATGGTGATAGTTTTGGCTGACGCACTACCAAAATTTAGGTCTGCCGTATTAAAACCCTCTATTCTTTGAATAATATAAAACAAATCTGTACTTGATATTGAATATGCTGATAAAGATGTAACTCCTAAATAATTAGTAAACCCAGCAGGTGGGGTTACAGAGCCAGCATTTTGCTGAACAGAGTATTTAGAAGCCTGAGAAGCACCCGCTGTCCACCTATCTAATGTATATTGACCACCAGTTGCGGGAATCGTAACACTCGCCCCAGCGTTCCTCTGATCGATGACCATGTTGGAATTTATGATGCGGTTCTTAAAGCTAATACCCAAATCCCCCTGAACATTACTGTCTAACGTACTCCAGCTAACCGTTCCCTGACTTGGTGTAATCGCCTGAGTCGTGGTGCTTAGATAGCGTACGTAGACGTTGTTAGTACCAGCAGAAGGGGCTGAGGTAAACGTAATGGTCGTGCCGCTGATGTTATACGCATCGTTAGGCTGTTGGACTACGTTATTAACCACTGCCTCGATGTCATTAACAGAGGCTACTGTGCGGGTTAGAGTGAACGCAGTCTGAGCGCCTGTACCGTTAAAGTAGTCGGTTCCAGAGATGAAGCTCTGGGTTGTCGGTGTATTTCCGAGGTATGCCATGCTTTGCCTCTTAGGTGATTTCTAACAATGAACAAACAACGTCTGCGCTACTAGCAGCAGAAGTAACAACTACAATTGAATCGGCAGCTTCTAATACAACCTTTTGGTCTCCGCCTACGATGACTAAAGCACCGCCAACAGGCACTACACCGCTTTTAATTAGAAAGTAGTTCACCGCAGAAGATGTGACATACGCATCACAAGTAATCGGGGAGGTTGTTGTATTGGCTACAGATAGACCAATCAAGGTAGTCTGAGTTAATGAGGGAGCCGTGTAAATTGTAGAAGGTGAAGTACCTACGCTTTTACCGAATGAATTTTTAAATAGGTTTGCCATTTTTAGTCCTTATCCTAATGCGATTGCTAAAGCCACAGCCGTTCCAGCGGGGTCGACTTGCAGGTTTGTTTGAGCGCCAGCAACCGTAGAAGCTCCTGTACCGCCCGAAGTAACAGGCAGTGGGGTTCCTAAAGTTAGGCTTGCTAAATAATCAAAAGCACCAATTACGTTAGTGCCGTTTACATACAAAAAGGCTTTTACACCATTAGGGATTGTAATTCCAGTACCCGCAGAAGTCTTAACCCGAATGGATTGTCCACCCGTAGTATTGTTCTCAACGATGTATGTCTTGTTGATTGTCGGTACGATCAAGTCCCTAGTAACCGTCAAGCTAACACCAGAGGTGGTATTTAGGTATAGATTGCGGGGAATCTGGCTTGCTACGCTGTCGGTATAGGTCAGAGTTAAGTTTGCATCTGACGTAAAGTTAGGGTTTCCCCTACCTACAATAGCCTGTTCAAAGACATTAGAGAAGTTTTCGTTGGTAGTTGTACCCCAAGCGCCTACTTGTTCGCCTGTGCCGATCAGCTCAATTTTAAGATTTGATGAATATGTGCTTGCCATTTAAGCCGCCTCTAAAATTTCTGTCCAATTAGGACTTTGTGTGTCAATAATAGCAGTCCAATTGGGTGTTTGTCCATCATTTATACCCACCCAGTTAGGGGTTTGATCGGGATCTATTTGACTCCAAACCAATACGTTACCTATCTGTCCTACTGCTTGAACTCCTACTACGTTAACTACTGCATTTACCGCAATAATTACCGTACCTAAAGATGCAGTAAGTTGGAACCCTGTAACTGGAATGGCAACAACTGCCTGCCCAACTTGCCCCGTAGCAGAGACCCCAACTAAGTTAACCGTGACATCAGCATTTACTGAAACCGTGCCAAGCTGTACTGTTCCTGCTACACCTACTACATTTACATCTGTTCTTACGTCTACCGTTACTGAGCCTACTGAGCCAGTGGCTTGTAATCCTGTTACAGGCACGTCTGAGTTTGCTGCTACGGTAACAGTTCCTACTAATCCTGTTCCAGCTACCCCGACTAAACCTACTACCGCACTACCTTGGATGATGACAGATCCTATCTGTCCAGTACCGCTTAACCCTGTGGGGGTTACTACTGCGCCACCCGTTGCTACTACGCTACCAACGCTGCCTGTACCGCTAACACCTGTTACACCTACGTTTGCTCCAGCTTGTACTTGTACAGAACCAACACTACCCGTTGCCTGTAGCCCAGTTGTATTTACATTAGCGCCGCCAGTAGCAGTCGCTATGCCTATTTGACCTGTGCCAGAAACACCGACCAAATCAACAACTGCCGTGCCTGTTATGGCTACATCACCAACCTGACCCGTGCTAGATACGCCTGTTACAGCAACATCTATACCAATTTGTACTAAAACAGAACCAACACTTCCTACCGCCTGTAAGCCTGTGACTGGAACATCAGCTCCAGCCTCAACCGCTACGCTACCTACTGCGCCTGTGGCAGAAACGCCCGTTAAATTTACAACTGCACTACCTTGTATCGTAACTGAACCTACTTGCCCAGTTCCAACAACGGATACGCTTCCAAATCCCCAAGCAGCCTCACCCCAGCCTTGGCTTCCCCAGCCTCCTAACGGAACAATGACATCAGCCACACCGCATTAACCTTAAGCAATACGGATAATGGCGTTGGTTGCGTCTGCCGTTGGGAAAACAATAGTGAACGTACCAGCAGTAGATGTTTTAGCACCGCCAAAATCTAGTACGCAAACGGTAGGGTCGCCCGCCGCTGAGTCGTTATAAATTAATGCGCCAAAAGCTGTAATGGTTGCAGAAGTAAACGATAGATCCGCAAAGTCAGTAAACGCTGTAGTACCAGAAGATGTTGGGGTTACGTTAGTAAGTGTCCCGCCGCCTGCTGAATAAGTACCAGAGTTAGCTACTTCGTTAGAGCTTGTATAGGCAGTCGTTGCAGCCGTAAAGGATGCTGAGTTGTCATACAAAGCCAGTTTAAACGTGTTACCTGTACCAGTTGTAAAGTTGTGGACTGCTCGCATCAGCTCTACTTTGAAGCTGGTACACATGAAGTTACCTGTAAAAGCCATGATTTACTCCTCTAAAATTTTAATTAATTCAGGATGACCAGATTCTCTTAGTTTATGAGCTAAGGTCACACGGTCAAATTTTACTGCTTCATTCATATAAAAAACCAACACACCACGAATATGTTCACGAAACGCTAATGCTTGCTCTCGAACTAATGGATGTGACTGATCGCCTACCTGAATAATCTTGTCTAAAGCCCGTTCAGCCAACTCTTCTGGAGTAAAGCCGCCATGATCTTTAGTAAATACTTGAATCCCGCTGGATTCGCCTAGTCCTTGAACGCTAATCATCTGACTGGATACCTTACTTGTCCACTGCGATAAGCATCTTGACGATCTTTAGCGTCACCCAACTGCTTGAGTTCTGCCATCGCTCGGTCAAAACGGGCTTTGTATAAATTAACGGTGTCTGCATCCGACTTCATAAAGTTAGCCGCCTCTAGCAAAGCACCATATAACAGCACGGAATCAAAGTTATTGCCAAGCCAGCTTGTGCCAGCCGTAACGATTGACTGTGGATAGTAGAAATAATGCAGTTCTACCGCATAGTTTGCATTGGGTGTAGGTCCAAGAATAAAGGTATTGTCGTCAAAAATGGCGTAATACTCTGGCTCTCCATAGAATGCAGCATCCGTATCGGGGTAAGATTCACGGATAAAGTTCACGTCTTTGTTTAAAAGATAGTGATATTCATTTGCCGCATTAATCACCGCAAGACTAAACGTAGCCAACCAATCAGACGGAGTAGCTAGATACTTGTTTCCAGTAGTTACATTTCCCGTTTGATTCTTACGAAACGCAGGCATTTGCACCGTATTAAAGACACTTTGCTCTGCCAACTGAACAAAACGGGCAATCTGCTCGGCAGACGTAAACGATCCTACCGTTGCTGGGAAATCGTTCTCAGCAAAGCCTTTAATAGCAGAAGTTAGTTGCGTGTAATTCATTACGCCATTGGTCCTCTAGCAATACGACCCTTAGTCGCTGCGCCATTACCACGGGTTTCAATACCTGTAGTTTTAACATCATCACTGGCTGGATCACCCATGCTGACACGCATAGCGCCAGTGCTTGGAGTAACTTTACGAGTTGTTAATGTAAGTGGACCACGAGTCACCTTACTAGGCGGATTGGCATCAGGTTTCAAGGTTTTGCCTT